CATTAGCGTCATAGAAGGGATCCATTCTCTCTCACGCTAAAGGAGCCTAATCACCTCCACGTTACTACTACGCATTATGCCTCACGGTGTGAACTCTAAGCGACCCGGGCTACGCGCCATGGTGCACGATGCTGTTGCCGGAGACGACTCGATCGGTCGAACGATCTTGTCCTATCTCTCTGTGGTAACCCCGCTGTTAGCAGCGGTGAAGTCTTTGAAGGCTTTGCTTCCCATTAATTCCTCCACAGGGTCAACACCTGTGGAGCCGCAGACGATTAGCGACGTCGCGGTCCGTGCTGAACCTGGTAAGTGGTTCACACGGTTGTGGTGGGTGGCATTCTTGATGAGTGTTGTGTCTCTCAAGACCCGCCAGGTCCGCACCTGGCGCCTTGGTCAGCTCATGGATGCTGCCAGGGTGGTTCCGATGCTGGGTTGGTTACCCTCCGGATACTACACCATCCCCGTAAGGACGGCGGCTATGGTGGTCCTGTTCACTTTGTTCGGGAAGTGGGCGGTTTCCGTAGTGATTGATAAGGTCTCATCACCAATCGGCGCCAAGTGGACAACGAGGTTCATAAGGCGGAGCTTGACGGCATCTGCGTTAAGCTCGAGCCAGCAGAGGCAGGTGTTTGTCGACTTGCCACTGGTCTCTGCGAAGGTTCAAGTTAACCATACTCATGGTGCGGCAGCTCGTGACCGCAATACCTCGAGTGCAACGTCAGCCCTGGCCGCCCGAGCGCTAGGGTTAGAGCCGTATTACGTGCAGCAATCACTCGCTGACACACGGAAGGCTCGTGCCGGTGATCGCTCTTTCCATTGGGCGAAAGATCTGGCCATCCCGCCGAAGGAGTTCTCGTTTAACCCTTTGACACACGCGGCAGTTCTTGTCGACGTAGACCATTACGTGAATATGCCTATGCTGTTGGCCCAGAAGCCCGGCACATATTTCGTGTGTACGTTTCAGCCCACGGCGTGCGCAGAAAGCGTGGGTGAGTACTCTTTCAGGTTTCTAAGTGACGGTCGGGTCAGCTACCGGGTGAGCGGTGGCGCCGAGTACGTCCACGAAGTCTGGGACTACTCTGGTGACACTCTGCTAGTTGAAGAGAGCGGCTTCCTCCTGAAACAAGTCAGCGCTTACCACGTTGACCGGAAGCGCATTGATGATCACCACGTCGTGGTAATGCTGTCGCTTATTGGACAGTTCACGACTATGGCTGCTTTGCCTACCTCCCTCCTCATCGAGGGCAAGCAGCTGAAGAGGTTCAACCCGGTCTTCGGGAAACACGTCGTTCTTGACGTAGTGAAGGCCGAGGGATTGTACCGCAGCATTGCTGTCGTCGGAGACTTCAGTGCTGTTACGCTGCCCCGCGCCCAGCTGGATGCCGTACATGCAGTCGCACTCGTAGCGAAGGTCCCTGTGACTCCTGCGATGGTGGCGAGCAACATCATGCCGTCCAGCCCCGCCGGGCTACCCACCGAGCGTCTCCCCCCTGGACACGCCGCAATTATCGCTGGCTATACTCGTGCCGGCGTGCCGGAATTCCCTCCGGTTGTTTACCCACCGAGTCAGTCATTGCTTCCTATCTCATTTGACAAGCATGACTACGACGCACCGGTTGCTTTGGCCGGTTTTGGGTCCCCCCTTGTTGGACCAAGTTACGGCTTTGTGAATTCGATCGCCTCTGACGATCAGTGCATAGCCGGACGCGTCGAGGCTTTTCAGGACTACGTCGAAGAGCCAATCCCACCCACCTTGGCCGGGTACATGCAGGAGTTTGTCGAACATTTGATTCCTGTGGCCAATCGTGGGCATCCCCTCGGAGACGATGAGGTTCGTTCCCGACAGGATAGACCTTCCCAGAGAGCAATTCTGGCGGAGGCCGCTGTGACCGGCGACGGTTACAAGCGTTCGTGGAGCGCATTCGTGAAGAAAGAGACTTATCAGAAACCCACGGATCCACGAAATATTTCGATCGCTGCTCCAGCGACGAAATTGGCATACTCTCGGTTCCAGTATGCCTTCACTGACGGGCCTATGGCAGAACAAGATTGGTATGCGTTCAACAAGACCCCGGCCGACATCGCAGATCGAGTGTGCACTGTTCTTAGTGAAGCTCTCTGGTCAGTCATCGCCGATGGTAATCGGTTTGATGGGCATGTGAGGAGGCGTGCGCGGATACTTGAGCGCATGGCCATGTTGCGGTTCTTCGCACGTGAGTACCACTCCCGGCTCAATGAGGCAATGGATGAGCAAATTGCATTGCCCGGAGCGACCGAACATGGCAGGAAGTATAATTCCGGGTTCGGTCGCGGGTCAGGCTCTCTCGAGACAGCCAACTTTAATTCGCTTGTCACTGCGTTCATTGGATATTGTGCGCAGCGGAACACCACTGTGAACGGTGTGCGTAAAAGCCCAGATCAGGCATGGGCAGCACTCGGTATCTACGGTGGCGACGACAGCCTCGAAGGTGACGTCGATGCGAACGCGCTTAAGAATAGCGCGGAGTTGATGGGTCAAGACTACGAGATTGAGATCGTCCTTAGAGGCGACGTTGGCGTGAATTTCTTGAACCGCCAATTTGGACCCAACGTCTGGAGCGGTGATCCTAACTCCATGGCGAACCCATCACGGTTGCTTTCAAAACTGTGGGTGGGGCCGGCGCACCTTCCGCAGCCCTTGGTGCGCTTTGGCGAGCGGCTCTCCGGGTACTATCGGATGGACCGCAATTCCCCCGTGATTGGCCCTATCACGGAAGTGGCCCACGAGCTCTTGGGTGAGCAAGTGGAAGGGACACTCATGCCTTATTTTGGTGAGTGTTCGGCCGAGACCAATTGGCCAAATGAGGACTCAGGTTGGATGCAGGACTTGTTCGAACAGTTCATTCCCGACTTCGACTTCGCTCGCTTCCGCGGCTGGATAAAACTGCTGCGTGAGAGGCGAGATCCCGAGCTGCTGCTCCGTGCACCACTATGCACTTCCGCGGGTATCGCAGAACCTGTTATCGTTAAGAAGGTCTGCATCGTCGGCGACGCACTTGAGTTGCCCAAGGCCAAGGCCCAGCTCATTGAATCTGAGTCCCGTGATGGACTCAGTTCTGAGGACGATGGGGCCGGTGTTGGTATGCACCTGCCCCTCCGCGATGAGTCGAGCAGCAGCTCAGAGGGCGAAGTGAGCCCTACCCCACGTGTGGATCCACCGACATCGCCGGTGGTCTCCTCGCCCCCCGCTAAAGCACCTGCTCCAAGGATCATTGAAGAGGATGAGCAGCGCGTGGTTGTTGACATGGGCGGCCAAGTCCGTGTACAACTCGGCAGTCTATATGAAGAGGCCGAGGACGCTGTGATCGGACCCCCACAGCGGCGAGAGGTTGGGCGTTTCGCGCCCGCCGCACCTAGGCCACAAAGCAGTAAGAAGGCCAGGAGTCCATCCCCGAGGGTCGAGAAATCCCCTCGTGAGAAGACCGGTCGCATTGATCCCCGCGACTGGCAAGCCCCCGCTCGCGGCAAGGACGAAGCCGAACGGGCCTACAAGGACCGTCTCCGGAAATGGGAGACTGTTCGCACCAGAGTCGCTAAGCGACTCGGTGTGAAGCTCACCACGGCACCGGCCAAAGGCGGTGCCGGCAAGCAGTGAGGTCCTAACGGGGCCGGCGCGCGACTAAAGTCGGTGTCGCGACCGCCTCCGCAGCATTGTGGGCGCTAGAGCTTGATGGCGCCTTCGATTTCTCAGTCCCTAGAAACCAAAGAAGGGACAATTCTCCGTATAAGAATCGAACTAATACACAATGTCTAACGTAACACGTAAGCAAGGACGGAAGCGCTCAGCTGCTTCCGCAGGGTTTTCTCAAGGCGGCCGCCCATCTAAGCGCCGCCGCATCCAGCGCTCCGGCCCTCCGCGCCGCCGCGCTAAACGCTCAAGGTTTCGAGGAGCACCTATCCTCAACCCGTTTCTGAGCGCCATTATTGACCCCTGCCATCATGGCATGGGGGCCCGCGTCCCGGACGGCCAGTTGTTCCCGACTGCGACTGCCCAGATTGTCCTTCGGAAAGTTCTCGTTTCCGATGTGCTTGGCAATGGAGCGTGGGCGTTCAATCCTATGGACGTCCTCACCAACATCTCAGTGACTGCCACTAGCGGCCTCATAAAGACCTACACTGTGAGTCCTGGCCGCGTCATTACCGCTGTGACCAATTATACGGTGGCTGAGTGGGCTGGCAATCCTCAACTCCAGGCCCTTTGGTCTCAGATCGATGAGGCCCGTATCGTATCCGCTTGCATTGAGGGCGAGTACATGGGTACGACTTCAAATGACTCCGGCGTGGTCACCGCCGCAGTCATGCCCGGCGACATGGCATTTTCTACTGTCGCCGGCCCGCAAGGTGTAGCAGCTTATGACTCCTTTGCGGCCTTCTCCGGCGCAATCACCCTGCCAGTGCGCGCCGGGTTCTCCGCCCGCTGGTACCCAGCCGTTAAAGAGGACCTCCTGTTCCGCGACGCGATCACGAGCGGCGCGGGCCTCACCGGCTACAGCTCGGGCGCCGCTGGTGTCAATACGGTCGCATCCTCCGTGGGTGTGTTCATGACCGGAGGCATCGCAGCGGCAACTAACATTTTCAATGTTACTTTCACCATCAACGTGGAGTTCGTTCCCGTGATCGGTGTAGCCGCCGGCAGTCAAGACGTCGGCGGCGACCACCCTGGCTGGATGACCTCAGCCGGGGCTTGGGCCCGCAGCGCGGCCAATGTCATCGTGCCCTATGCACTCGGGGCTATGGTGCAGCGCGCGGGCGTGGGGAGCATGTACGGAGCTCTCCGGGGAAACCTGCCCAGGGCGCTCCAGTTCTAGGGGCGCCCAGACATTTGATTGGCGCATCACTGACCAAAGGTGCAATGCGCGGTGTCCCTGTTCCGTGGAGCGGCAGGGACGTACATCATATTTCCCCTTCCCGGGCGATGAAACCACCCTCAGACGTTTGGACAGGCGGGGTGGCCCCGCCCGGGACAAGCGGTCGGAAAGACACAAGACCATCCCTCCATGACCGCTGGGCCTTAATGGTCCAATCGCCTTTCGTAACTGCTCATCAACCAGGTTCCCACCCTGGTTGGATCGGCGACACACCCTCCCGGGCGTGGGACTTCAGCACTGGGCAAGGCTTCGTGCAGCACCCGCCACGACTTGCACCCTCGAAGTTCAAATTCGATCTATGAAGACCGGGAGATGAGACAGAGTTCTCAAACCTCTTATGGGGAACCCTATGAACCCCTGTAGGGAACCCTATGAGACCCCTATGGAGACCCCATACGACCTCCATAAGAAACCCCATAGGGGGTCCAACGCCCTCGATATGAGGCTAGCGATGGTGCGCGCTATATATGCACTGACGGACTCTTACACCGAAAGAGTATAAACCTGTGTTATAAACTAAAGCGAATTACACACGTC